TGATGCTTTCGTATATGACGATCCATACGAAAGATTTGAAGTACAAGGAGACGGTGCTTCAGCAAGAACTGATATATTTAAAGTAGCTGATATCGTGTACGCTGCTGGTTCAACAGTAAATGGAACATCCAATGTTGAATTAGACGTATCTGATTTAGCTGCAACAGACGGCCAGTTAAGAGTCGTCGGTGTATCAACTGATCCAAACAACAGCGAAATAGGCTCAGACAATCTGAACTATATCGTTTCAATTAACGAGCATACGCTCAAGCAGGAATTATAGGAGTAATTAAATATGGCTATATCACGTAATCAACTCGTTAAAGAGTTAGAGCCAGGTTTGAATGCACTATTCGGCTTGGAATATAATCGTTATGAGAACCAGCATGAAGAAATCTTCACTAAAGAAACTTCAGACAGAGCTTTCGAAGAGGAAGTAATGTTAAGTGGCTTTGGTAATGCTGGAGTTAAACCGGAAGGTTCTGCAGTTACATTTGATAACGCGCAAGAAACCTACACATCTAGATATCAACACGAAACTGTTGCATTAGCATTCTCAATCACTGAGGAAGCTATTGAAGATAATCTGTATGACAGACTGTCAAGCAGATACACAAAAGCTCTAGCACGTTCAATGGCTAATACAAAGCAGATCAAAGCTGCTAACGTATTAAACAGAGCTTTTAACTCTTCTTTCACAGGTGGTGATGGTAAAGAGCTTTGTGCTACTGACCACCCAACCATCTTTGGAACAGTAAGTAACGAGTTGGCAACAGCTGCGGACTTAAACGAAACTTCTGTTGAGCAAGCATTAATCGATATTGCTGCTTTCACAGATGAAAGAGGATTAAAGATCGCTGCTAGGGGTGTGAAAATGATTATTCCGTCAGAACTACAGTTCACAGCGGAAAGAATCATGAACTCTGCTAACAGAGTTGGTACTGCTGACAATGATATCAATGCAGTAAAGAGCATGGGTATGATCCCACAAGGTTATGTAGTGAACAACTACTTAACTGATACTGATGCATTCTTTATCATTACAGATGTTCCTAACGGTCTAAAATACTTTGAAAGATCACCAATCAAAACTTCAATGGAAGGTGATTTTGACACCGGTAACGTAAGATACAAAGCAAGAGAGAGATATTCTTTCGGCTTCTCTGATTTCAGAGGTATCTTTGGTTCACCAGGTGCATAATAAGTAACCTTATAACAACTTTTAAAAGGGGCCTTATGGCCCCTTTTTTTATGGGAAAATCAATTGACTTTATGGGAAAATAATGTACAAAATAAAAGCGGATAATATAGACAAGGAGTTATATTATGACCGCAATATCACAATCTCTAATCGCTGAGAAAATCAAGCTCGAATCTCAGTGGAATTCTCAATACTTAAATTCTGGAAAAGAGACTCTTGAAATGAAATCCATTGAAGAGAGAATCAAAAGAATTTTAGCTAAACTGAGATGGAGAAGTCAAGATTACGACAGTCATTTATTTTTTAAATAGACTTGCTCTCTTTTTAAAAGAGGTTTATATTTAACCTTCTAGGAGAATAACATTGTGTAGACTGACCTAGCAGACGCACGTAGAGACTACACAAATTTTACTACGGAGGTAAAAATGGCAACAACCACATTTCAAGGTCCGGTAATATCAAAGAATGGTTTCTTTAATACAGGACCCGGTAATGTAGTAACAGCAAATTCAAGTGTTAGCTTAACAACAGCTAGCCACGCAGGAAGAATTGTTTACAACTCTTCTGCTGATGCTGTGACTTACACATTACCCGCAACAAACGCAAACTCTGATTCTGCTGTTGCAGGACCAGGAGCAGACTTAAACAATCTAAGCAACGTCGGCGCTACTATCGAAATTTTTGCAGATATTACAAAGACAGGTAACTTAGTTGTGCAAGTTGCAAACGCAACTGACGTCATGGTAGGAAGTGCATTATTTATTGATGATTCATCTGACAACGTCGTTGGTTTTGAAACAGCTTCAACATCAGATACTATTACATTGAATGGTAGTACAACTGGTGGTGTAACTTACTCAAAGATTGTTTGTACAGTTCTTGCTTCAGGCAAATGGAAAGTATCTGTTGATTCCGGATGTACCGGAACACCAGCAACACCATTTAGTGCTGCGGTAAGTTAATAATTAATTAGGAGCTCTCTTCGAGAGCTCCTACAAAGGAGAAAAAAATGGCAAGTAAAGGTGACGTAAAAGCCGTTAGAGTTACAGCAACAGGAGCAGTCTTCGCAGGTCGAACTAGACTGAGAGGAATTATTTTAGCATCTGACGGTGGTGGAGCAGGAACAATTATTCTGCAAGACAACACAGATAGCACAACTTTATTTCAGGCTGACGTTCCTAACGGTGATGTGTTTTCAACAAACATTCCAGAAGATGGAGTATTGTTTCCTGGTGGAATGAAAGTTTCTACAATCACAAATATAGACGCAGCTACCATATTCATCGATAAGTAAGGTTAAAAATGGCTACATCAGGTACTACTTCTTTTGACCTTGACATAGATGAAATAATTCAAGAGGCATATGAACGTTGCGGTGTAACCGCAAGAACGGGATATGGTTTAAAAAGCGCTAGACGTTCTTTAAATATACTCTTTTCTGAATGGGGTAATAGGGGCCTACATTTATGGAAAGTAGCTTTGGCTTCTGTGCCTCTTGTAGAAGGTCAAGCAGAATATAACTATGCTAGTGATAATACTAATTTTCCCAATGACATTAATGAAGTATTAGAAGCTTACGTTAGAAATAATTCTACAGCCACAGCACCTGTTGATACACCAATCTCCAAAATAGATCGTTCTGCATATTCTGCGATTGCTAATAAATTATCTAAAGGAACTCCTAGTCAATACTATGTAGATCGAACAACAACACCAAGTATTTTTTTATATCAAACACCTAGCAGTAATTTTTCAGGATCTAGTTATTTATTGAAGTTTTATTATCTCAAAAGAATTCAAGACGTGGGAGCATATACAAATCAAGGAGATGTTGTATATCGATTTATTCCCTGTATGTGTGCTGGATTAGCTTATTATTTAAGTTTAAAAATAGCTCCGGAAAGAACACAAAATTTAAAATTATTATATGAAGATGAACTAGCAAGAGCTCTAACAGAGGATAGCTCTTCAACTAGCACATATTTAACACCAAAGATATATTTTCCAACACTATGAGTAGTTTCGCAAGAGGTAAACACGCAAAAGCAATATCTGACAGAAGTGGTATGGCTTTTCCTTACAATGAAATGGTTAAAGAATGGAATGGTTCTTTAGTGCATATTTCAGAGTTTGAAGCAAAACAACCACAGTTGGAATTAAAAGCAGATTTAGCAGACGGAGAAGCATTAATGAACGCGAGAACAGATAGAACAGAACCTAGTGTTCCTGTGTTATTAGACTTTAATGCTTTTAAAACAGGTAGCGCAAGTTCGTCAACCATTACAGTAACAGAAACAAGTCATGGAAGATCTACCGGAGATACTGTTCGTTTTAGAGATGCAATAACTTTTGATGGCATCACAGCTACTAATTTAAACAAAGCTGCAGGATACTTGATAACTAAAATTGATGCAGACAGTTATAGCTTTAGTGTCGATACAGATACAGCTACGGCGGGAAACACTAAGGGAGGAGGCGGAAGTGCTTCGGCAGGACCGGTAATAATTACACCATGAGTAAAACATTAAGTAATTTAAGAACAGATATTAGAAACTATACTGAGGTAGATGATAATGTTTTATCAGATACTGTTTTATCAACTATTATTTCTAACGCAGAATCTAGAATTTTTAGAACGGTAGATTCTGATGACACAAAATTTTATGCAACCTCAGAAACTACAACTGGTAACAGATATATTACAGTTCCAGTAGGAACAATTATTATTCGATATGTACAATTAACAAATCCTACTAGCTCAGATCAAGTATATCTAGAACAAGTGGATAGTTCTTTTATGGCTGAGTTTTTCGCTGATCCTGATAATTCAAGTGATTATGCTCAACCTAAATATTATGCTCAATGGGATTCTGATAATTGGGTTGTAGCTCCTACACCCGATCAAGCCTATGCTTTGACTATGGCCTATATCAAAAAACCCGACAGTATTACAACATCAGATTCAACAACAACCTATCTATCAACTTATGCCTATGACTTATTGTTATATGCTTGCCTTTCA